CGCCTCTCTGGTAGAGAGACGCCCACGCAGTGCACAACACCAGTCCCTCTCTATGAGGGACTTCCCGAAAGGAGCTCCCTTTGCCGAATCTTACCCTTGTGGTACTCCTCCGTTGACCCGCACAGATGAATCTGTTCGGGCTTCGGATCCATTCTATCTGCAGGTTCGAAGAGAGCCTGTCAAGACAGTACGGACTCGTTCAATTCCTTATGTTCCTAGTAGGGAATTGTATGAATGGGAGTATTGGCACAATGACGCTTTTTATCCGCCATTGTACCATACACCACGTACGCCTCTTTCAGACGTACGACCGGATAAGATATTCGGGACTCAGATCACTGAGTCGGAAGGCCATCCGGTCCGCCGCATTAAAGCGGATGGACCTGATCTCGGTGGTAATTTTTACACGCAGCGTAAGTACATCCAAGGCCTTCACGGCCGAACGGTGTCCTTTACTGCGGAGTATAAATACCTACCGGGTCATATCGGTTTCGATGTAGAGAAACACTACTACAACGGACCTGTATACCCGATTTCACTCCGAGGGCCTCTTGGTATGGGTGACCTCTTCCCTCCTGATCACGTCAGCTCTAAGAGCTCACTTGATCACTTGGGTGCAACCATGGTTGCGAGGTGTAAACCTACCAATTCCGTCGCTAACACCGTTGCAGCTCTTAAAGAGCTGCATTCCGATGGACTTCCGTCCATCCCCGGTCTCAACGCTCTCAAAGACAAGTCACTATTCCTAAAAACATTAGGAGGTGGCGAGTTTTTGAACGTTGTTTTCGGTTGGAAACCTTTGATCGCTGATCTCAAGAGCTTTAGAAAAGCTGTTGAGGGCTTTGATCGAATTCTCCGCCAGTATCATCGTGATGCCGGCGGAGTGGTTCGGCGTAGTTACGGTTTCCCAAAGACGACTACCGTCGAAGTACATAGTGCTGCGGATTACGATCCGCAGTTGTGGTTCATGACCCCTCATTGGGCCACGCCTTCAACTATGGGCAACTTTGTACAAGACGTATGGTCAAAAGCTACGCTTACTCGAACTATCGAGCAGCGGCAATGGTTTAAGGGTGCGTTTACGTACTATGTCCCTGTCGGGAACGACTTACTCGACAAACTAGGACGTTACGCATCCGACTCCAAGAAGATTGGAGGCCTATTGCCGACACCAGACGAACTCTGGCAAGCGCAGCCCTGGAGCTGGGCTGTTGACTGGTTCAGTAACGCTGGAGATGTTATCTCCAACCTTACTGACAGTGCAACCGACAGTCTGGTTATGCGGTACGGGTATGTTATGGAACATACCATCGTCACTGACACGTACTCGTGTGACCCTATTCATCTTCAAGATGATTCATGGTACACGATTCCGCCCATTTCGTTCATTACTGAAACGAAATTAAGGCAGAAAGCTAACCCCTTCGGTTTTGGTCTAACTTGGGACGGCTTGTCACCGGTCCAGTTGGCCATCGCCGCCGCCATCGGTATAACCCGAGGGCGGTAGGTAGTTGTTAACTGCTAACACCAAAGGCCTTTTTAGGCCATAAGGAGTGTGTCGTTATGTCGCTCTCTGACCCTCAGAGCATCACAATCGGTTCCACTCCGGGAACGGTTTCCCTCCCTCGCGTTAACACCGCGGGAGACAGGTCCGTTTACCGGAGTTCGGACTCGAGCATCGAGCTGATTCCTTCGACCATTTACGGTCGGCGGGTTCGGCGTTCGGTGCGTGTGAATTTCGAGAAGGTCTCGGCGGATGTCTTTCGCCCGGATACTAACGTGTCCCTTTCGATGTCATGTTTCGTCGTCTGGGATGTGCCAGTAATCGGGTTTTCCGCCACCGAGCAGTTGGATGTTTACAAAGGCCTTACCGGCCAGTTGTCAGCGTCCACCTACGCGGTCGCCACCAAGGTTCTTGGTGGTGAGAGCTAGGCCTGCTTCAGGATCCGAGGATTCCCTATTTAGAAGAACCTTTCCCACTATGTGGGTAAGGCTTCTAATTGTTGGTTTTCTCCGGCTTCTGATACAGGCGGCGATTAAGTGGCTAAATACCGCCGCTTAACATAACCGCATAACGGCTCAGGATATTTTCCTCTATTTAAGGAGGTGATATGAAGAGCCTGACTGCACTCTGGGAAAGGCTAGCGATTGAACTCGCTAGCTGGTGTTGTACCAGCGCCACGAAGGACATTGAAACCGTCCTTCGTCGATCAGAACACGAGGGATTGTCGTTTTTGACAATCACTTTGCCTTCCTTTGCCAAAGGTTTTGAAAAAGCCCTTGATGAAGGAGGCTATCGTCACTCTATGGATTCATTTTCATTCCATAGAGGTCTCCCCCGATTTCTCGGAGGTTTCCTTGACTGTGTGTTTGATCGTAGCACTGGTCTGTTGAAGGATAATCCATCTGTCGATGCTATCTATGCTATACGCCAACTCTCGTTGGTCTATAGTAAGATGTTCCTCCCATGCAATCCAGCACGGGAGAAGCAGGCATTGGCAGATTATATCCTTTGTGACAGTAGCGTTCAGGAATCTGCTGAATCTCTCAGCGGCGATCAGATTAATGATTTCCGCCGAGTCAGCAGGCTTCTGTTCCATGATATTTTCACCACCATCGATTGGAAAATCTTTGATGGCGAATACCGTGGAAGGCACGGGCCCGGATCTACTGCTGATGGACTTTCATCTAATGAAAAGTTCACCAACACGACTTGGACTCGTCGCCTGGAATCAATATTCCCATTCGCTGACAATGTCTTGACTAACCGACATTTTCAGCGCCTTGGAGATTCCATAACGCTCCTGGAACCTGAGGCAGAGATACCCGTCAAGGTTATCTCTGTCCCTAAGACACAACGAACACCTCGTATCATCGCGGTTGAACCGACCTGCATGCAGTTCGCACAGCAGGCAGTCTCTGCTTTGATTGTGAGGTCTATCGAGGGGCATAAGCTCCTTTCTAGACTGATCGGATTTTCTGACCAAACTCCTAACCAGATTTTGGCAGAAGAAGGCTCCATTACTGGAGAATTAGCTACGCTTGATCTAAGCGAAGCATCCGACCGTGTTTCGTTGCGGCTTGTTGACGCGATGTTCTTCGACTATCCGTGTTTACATACGGCCGTCTTAGCTTCGCGTTCGCAAACCGCTAACGTGGCGGGCGAAGTAATTCGCCTATCCAAGTTTGCGTCTATGGGTTCAGCTCTTACGTTCCCCGTCGAGGCTATGGTCTTTCTGACCATGATATACCTCGGCTATGAACATGAGCTCAACAGGCCATTGTGTCGGTCTGATCTCTTCGAGATCGCCGATATGGTGCGTGTCTACGGGGATGATTTAATTATCCCGGCAGATATGGTACGTTCGGTGATTGGGATTCTCTCCACCTTCGGGTCAAGGGTGAATTCCGACAAGTCTTTCTGGACCGGTAAGTTCAGAGAGTCATGTGGTAAGGAATTCTATGACGGTTGCGATGTTTCAATCGCGAAATTCCGCCAGGAATATCCTTCCTCGCCGAGGCATGCTACGGAAGTCATTAGCTTAGTCTCCTTCAGGAACCTACTCTATCAGAGAGGTCTCTGGGGAACTTGCGAATGGCTAGATGAGAGGATCAGGAAATTGTGCAAACATTTTCCTGTTGTCCTTCCAACATCGCCCGTGATAGGACGCCATAGCTTTCTGGGTTATGAAACTCAGCGAGTTAGCCTTGATCTCCATTCCCCTCAGGTTAAGGGGTTGGTGGTTTCTGCTGTTCCTCCGATCGATCGATTGGATGGACATGGCGCCCTTCTTAAGTATCTACATCGTGATCGTCGAAAGACGACCACGGCGCATGATCACTTAGAGCGCGCTGGACGTCCTCGTTCCGTCAACACCAAAACGAGGTGGGCTTCTCCGTTCTAAGAACGGAGTTTATGCTCTTACCGGAGCATAGGGAGGCACATCGTGCC